CGGCATAGCTACCAGAAGGTTGCTTCCCATCTAGTGCTGTTTGCAGTCCGCTTACATCTGCTATATTGTGGTTGTGACTTAGGGCGGCATAGCTACCAGAAGGTTGCTTCCCATCTAGTGCTGTTTGCAGTCCGCTTACATCTGCTATATTGTGGTTGTGACTTAGGGCGGCATAGCTACCAGAAGGTTGCTTCCCATCTAGGGCTGTTTGTAGCCCACTCACGTTGGATATAGAATGGTCGTGATTGGCGGAATTTAAAGTTGTATCATCTGCAAATTTAATATTACCACTAATTGCTGGCAATTTAAATGTACCATTTCTATAAAATATCCATTCCATCGCATTATTATCGGGCCAACCTAAACCAATATAAATTTCATTATTATCGCTTATCTGTATGTATTGTTCACCATCTGTGCTGGCAAGACCACCAACTGATCCAGATGGCGACACAAACCAGCTTGACCCATCTTGAGTCTGCCCCGGATAACCCTTAGATATTATACTATTTGTAGGAGTTATTAAATTACCATTTGTATCAAAAATCCAGTGATTATTATTTGAGTCTGTACCAATAATAACATCGCCACCATTTTTTTCAATTTTAACATATTGATCATCATCGCCTAAATAAATATCAACAGTTGAAGGATCTCCTGCCACAAGGTGAATATGACTATGTTCTGAATTAGATATTCCACTGTTAGTCACAGTAACAAATTGATTAGTTGGCATACCATTTTCTTCAAAATTATAATATAAGGCTGGATCATTTTCAATTTCTGGATCAGTCGATTCTGTTCCATCGACACTTGTTAGTGTGAGAGTGAATTCAGAGATATTACTATTAGCTGGTATGGTCCAAGTAATAGTTTCTGTATCTGGAGCAGAAGTACTAACGAAAGTTAATTTGCCAGTTAATGCTCGACCTAGTGATTGTTGGGTTACTCCAGAGCCAGAGATTGTATAGTTTACTGTCCCAAAATAATCCCAGCTTTGTAACGTAACTGAAATTGTAATAGGGCTACCATATACTATATAGCCACTAGAATTTAAGATCCAGTTTGCTAGTGTTGGTCTAATAACTAAACTTTGTCCAGAAACTGCCGTTGGAGGCGTTAGAGCTACTGTGTTATTTGTTTCACTAAGAGTGCCACCACGGGGTAATATTAAATTATTATCTGCTGCGTCAAAAGCCCATCCGTCAAAAGATGAAAGAGAATTACCGTCTAAGGTATTAATAATTTTGGTTCCGATAAGAACGCCACTACTATTAACTTCAAGTTGATTTTGGCTAGTTAATACTGAATTACTATCCAAACTATTGATAACTTGGGTTGCAAGAATAACATGGTCACTGCCTACTTCGGTGATAGATTGGGCTATTAGTACTGAGCTACCGCCATCACCACTTACGCTGTTAGTAACTCCGTTTGAAATAACGGTCTTAGCACCAACCACTTCAATTTGAGAGCCTGTTGATAGATATGTTCCTTCGCCAAGACTATTAACTATCATATTGCTAATAATACTATCATTAATAGTTAAATTATCTGGGAATTGTAAGAATGTAAAAAATCCACTGGGAGATGAAATAGGTCCAGTAAATGTTGCTCCACTTAATAGCGCATATATACCACTCACTAGCCCACTAACACTACTGTTGAAATCTGTTATTGCTGAACTTGTGTGACTATGGCTATAACTAGCATAGTTACCAGAAGGTTGCTTGCCATCAAGAGCTATTTGCAGTCCAGAAACCTCACTAATAATATGATTATGAGATAAAGGATTTCTGGCATCAGAAAGCCTACTATCATTAGTAAAAACTACATTAGTAGATAATCTATTGTCATTTAATATGCCAGTTGTTAATAAACTTGCATCAGTAGTTGGTGGAGCAACAGAACTGACCGCTGTTGCAAAATCTAATATGTCTGTAGAATAATGACTATGCACACTGGCCGCATAAGAACCGCTTGGCTGTTTGTTGTCTAGTTGAGACTGTAGATTTACTATACCGGAGATAGGATGGGTGTGTGGATTTGGATCTCTATTATCTGATAATCTATAGTCATCATTAAATAAAGCTTTGCTAGCTGGATATGTACAGAATACTAATGATACCCCTAGTAGATCTATGTGAGTATTATTATTACTACTAACTAGTATGGTATCTCTAGATAATGAATTAGTAGACTCTGTATATGTACCAATACCAACTTCAAAATTACTATTATTCTCTATTACATAATATGTAGAATTGCCATCGCCAATTCCATCAGAAAATGACTGAAAAGCACCAAATGTGCTATTAAATATAATATTACCACTACCCTGAGTAATGCTGGTCTGTTTTACTCTATCTGCTACTACTAGCATATTTTGCTTCCTTTTCTGCTCTAGAGATAGCGATTTGTACTATTTTCTTGGCAACTAATGATGAAAAAGGCAAATGGCGTTTTTCAGCTTCTTCTTTAAGCCATTCAACAATTGCGTCTATATTATCTTTACACCATTTAATCCCCATATGATTCATAATCTTTGCTTTTGCATTACAAGAGCAATTTTCAGAGCTTTTGATACCAAATGATTCTAGTATTTTTTTAAGCTCCGTACCAGCCCCATTTTGCATATTTTCAACTATTTTTTCTATGTTTTTGGTATATTTTGGATATTTTGGATGGTCAGTATCTATGACCCAAGTATCTCCATTTTTAGATACAATACATTCAGATACTTCTTCTACAGAATAATGTCTTTCAAAGCATCGTTCTAAAAAGAAATTTTTATGTGTTTCTATTAACATTTTAGCACGTATGTGGACTTACAGTTGGAGATCCAGTTACTACTGGTGTAACACCCTCTGGTGTATATGTGTTCCAAGGTGATGATGGAACTATAGGTAAATATTGAATAGCATATGGATCAATTAAATACTCTGGATTTGGTATGGGTGAAGTATTATATCCATAGCTTCCTTGCATAGCAGAACCTAAAGGGGTTGATACATACCACACTCCAGCAATTAAATAAATATAAATATCTTCTAAATAATGCTTATACGCTGGAAAATTATACTCTCCATATGTTCCATATTCACAGTAAATGCCATTAAAGAATTCTGGAAATGCGCCTTCTACTAAATAACCTATTGACGGACCAAGAGTTGTAGTAGTTGTTGTTGACACTGAGATACAGGCTGGAGTTGTGCTTGTTGTAGTAGTAGTCGTAACTAATGGTTGAAAATTTAGAGTAAATATATTACTTATTAATGATTGACTATCTACATACCCAAAAGGATTTGATGTAACTATGCGATAGTAATATGTGCTAGCCCAAGTGCTAGGTTTTATTGGTATAATATAAGAATTATTTGTTTTCCCTATTTTAACATCTGATATTCTTTGCCAGTTTGTAGCAGCATTTATGCTTTGTTCAATCCAATAAGAAAATTCTGTTTCTATTCCAGCCCAATATAATCTCAAATCTGTAAGGACAAACAATAATGTATAATCAGAACCAAAGGGTATTGTATCTATGAAAACTGCATCGTTATGTGCTATTGGATTATTAATTGTTAATATATATTCAGATTTGTTCTTATATAAAGATGGAATAGTGCTATAAGTAGATACAGCATCTTCTCCATCTGTAAGGGGCGGTAATATGTAGTATTGTTCTAAAGGAAAACATAAAAATCTAGAACCACCGACCTCTCTTGGTACATCAACAATATTAATGCTAGATGGAAGTTTATCGCAGCAAGGTTCTGTGTCTTGCCAATATATACTATCTATTTCTAGAATTATAGAATCATTGTGTAGGTCAATAATGCTGGGGGATGTAAATTTGATATAATCCACATTCATAGTTTGATTTAATTGTCCAATATATTTTGATGCTATAATTTTTTTGGTGCTTTTATTTTTGAGTGTTAGCTTGATCATATTGGATATAATAAATGGTCCACCAAAAAGTATTATTTTTTTAGGAGTGATGTGTGTTATTATATTTTCTGTGACAGACACGAATTTATCTCCAGATTCAAGATATGAATCTGTTGAATGTATAAAATTAGCAATATAATTTTCTGATCCATTATCTATAGATAATCTTAGTCCACTATTATTAGTAGTGAAAGCGTTGCCTTTTCTAATAAAAAATTTACCGTATGGACATGTCATGGTAATGGATTCTCTATAGCTGGTGATGAATATGTAAAACATGGAATAGTAATCAAAGTCTCATAATTAATAATATTTTGACAATTATTTTGAGAATCTACGGATGGACAATCTGAAAAAGCTTCAGATGGTGGCGAAGGGCAGAAATTTGAAAAATATTCTTCTGGCGTTTGACCAAACTGGCTATTAAATGCAACTCTCATCTGTGACTCATTTAAATTGCAACAAGTATATAATGAAATTTCATTGGTACTTAGCGATAAATTTGGTTGACATATTCCATTTACTTTAGTGCAGTGTAAAGTTTGTTTACAAAATATATATATTAAATTATCACACGGTTCTGGAGTGGTTGTTGTAGTTGTTGTGGTGGTTGTAGTAGTAGTTACCTGCGTAGCCGCTCCAATTATAGTAACTAATCTAGATCCTCCATTCTGTGGCATTGTAACATAAACAGCATATCTATTATTAAATGATTCATGAGCAAAACTTAATGGTGATGGTAAAGTATCTCCGACAATCGGAGGTTGTGTAAAATAAAATCCAGCATTTGCATTATAATATACATATCCCATTAAAGTATTACTATTTTGTGGAGCCACAACCGTCAAGAAAGATGGAGATGGATAACCATTGTCAATGCCATCTGCGAATGTTACAGTATAAGAATAGTTTGGCAAAGGTTGGCTAGTTGTTGTAGTTGTAGTAGTAGTTGGAGCGGCGGTAGTAGTAGTAGTTGTGGTAGTGGTAGTTGTAGTGGTTCCAATAAAAAATTCTCCATATATTCTATCATCTAGTCTGCTTCCTTTTTCATCTTTTGAATAAGCTACAACAAGAAAAGTTTTAATATTTGGGTTAACCGAAACAGTGATATCTCTAACACCATTATTTGTATTTTCTCCAGTTAACTGAGATAACTCAAAACTAGTATTAAATAAAGATTGATATTTTATTGGATTGTTGAATTCTGCACCATAGCTTTGCGCGTGTTGTGAAGGCTTAACATTACTATTGACACCGCTAGTCACAACTAACCAAAACGAAGCATAGTCTCTTTGATATTCACAAGAAGCATTAATATTCCAATTCAATGGTCCAGATTTATTAATCTGCAACCATAGCGCATTTGTATCTCCGTGCTGACCACCAAGCCAACAGATTAAATGGTCATCTACAGATCCATCTCCAGCAAGATAGTAGTCTGTAAACGGAGAAATAATACCATATGGAGTGTTTTCGCCCCACAAAGTTGGTAAATTATAATTATTGACTATTTGGCTTCTATAAGAAAATGCCGGGCCAGACCCATCTAATGGCTTGGATATGCTTGGATCACATCTTGCAAGTTCTAAGTTGTATGTCTGTGAAATAGTATCAAATCTTTGTGGAACAAATAAATCGTCAACATCAATGTTAATACTATATATGCCTGTTTGTCCAGTATTTTCAGTAAGATATAGTTGATTATTCTCTAATAGAAAATAATCTTTATTTGGGCCAGATAAACTTATATTGTGTGGTCCACAATAATCTATTAGATTAATGTCTGCTAATTTAAATTTAATATTTCTAATAGGAGCTTGTGTTGTGGTTGTCGTGGTTGTTGTTGTGCCTCTAGAAAAAACATCTGTATATTCAAAAACAGTAGCGCCATTTTTGATAGTAGAGATTTGAGATATTGAACCTGCATATCCAACGGTTGTTGGAGTTATGCTAAATTGATCTGGCAAATTATATGTAATACTATCTTCATCAATATTTTTAGATAATATAATTTTAGTAGGATTTGAATAATTTACATAATTTTCTATTTGTAATGGAGAGATAGTATGCAGTCCAGCAGTGTCTGAAGACACAAGAGAGAATGATCTTTTAGATGGTAAAGACTGTAAATAATGAAACCATTCGCACAAAATAAGACCCATGCCGCCGTTGGTAACTTCATTCATCAATGCTAGTTGCCCATTATCGGGCATTTTCAAGCCACCAAGAGGGTTATAACTTGGAAATAGCAAAAAACAAGAAACCAACGGTAAGTGAAAAGCACCATTAAATTCGTACCATTTCTCTATAATTGCAACGTTATATCCAACAGTATTAAGCGTACTAATAATAAGATTATTAAATGTAGTATTTTCTGTGTCACAAAGATATACACTATTATTACTACGACGAGATGACCAATGAATAGTATTAATTAATAATCTCTTGAAAGAGTCGTTCTGCAAATCTGTGGTATTGATAGCTTTAGTAAAAGCAGCAACTTTCCCACCACCGCGATTCCATCCAGCTAGTCCTATAGCATTAGCCATAATAATTCCTAACTATCGTAATAAAAATATTGTGATAAATTTGTTGTCTCTGGTATATTTGGCCCACTCCAACTGAAGAACATAGAACTGGGTCCGGTAGTATTTCTATGTACAATTCTAATTGGATAAAATTTGTTTGCAGATAATGGTATTGCTTTAGATGCTTTTTTTGTTTGTGGCTGTGATATAGTTACTCCATTATTGATTATAGCATTTGTAGCATTTCTTCCGCTCTGAATATTAGCCAAAGTATCAAACCACGCAGCGCTCCCTTGCTGACTTGTAGTATAAAATACATATGGGCCGCTTGATGGTGGTTTGAAATAGCCAAATGCTATAAAACTATAATTATCTCCAACATTAGTATAACTAATATTAGGAAATACTATGCCATTAGTAATTGGTATTGATATTCCAACATCTCCTTGAGCAATAGTATTTAAAGAACTACTTGTAAAATTAAATTGACATTTCAGCCCACCTAAAGCATATAAAGGATTTGCGGTGGTTGTAGTAGTAGATGTTGTAGTGGTAACAAAAGGACAAGTTTTACCACTAACTGGAAGATATATAATATCTAATAAATCTTGTGGATATGAAGTGGTTGTAGTTGTGGTTGACGTTGTAGTGGTTAGTGGCGGTGTAGTTAAAGACAAATATGGTCTATCTGGAATATCTAAAAATTGGTCATGTTTTTTGCCAGCAGCAACTGGTCTAAAACAACTATCATTTAAACAATCGTCACTCATTATAATCAGCTATAATAGCTTACCCACATTGGTCTATATTCGTTATTTACTCTTATAGCAACTACATAATCATTCTTGTTTATTCTTAGGAATGGATCTCTATTATAGATGGTTGTGTATGGGTCTTGACCGGGAGGCACTGTTTTGTCTTGCCATGAATTACCAACCTTTACTTTTTGCCTTATTCTTCCAGTAGCCGCCGCGCTTGCGTTGGGTGGAGCAGATATGTTTTCTTGAGCAAAACCCTCTATAATTAAACTATCAAAATCATTTCTAAGCGTTGTGTTGGCGGCAGTAGTATTAGATAAAGCTCCAGAAATAGCCACCCCGCTATTACTTAAATTGGTAATATCATCTAAGAAACTACCAGACTCAACAGCTTTAGATCCATCACTAAATCTTAATGCACCAAGTAATCTTAAATCTCCTTTTAGTTCGCCATATGGTCTTGCTGTTGCTGGGGATGTGTAAGTTACAGTCTTAGAGATTGGATTTGCAGTGTGATCTAATTTAAATAATTCAGCAGTACTATTTCCAGTAAATTTAAATGATAGAGATACGTCTGGATAATTTGACCCACCGCCGTCTACCACTTCTATAGTATTGGCTTGCAACTTTAGGCTTTCATTTGAGCCGTTACGAAGAGATAGTTTTCCATCTGGCATGAATAAGTTTTTAGTTAATATGTTGCCAGACATTAATACATTAGTATCTGATCCTAATATGAATGTATTGCTACCACTAGTAGGATATGAGTTTAGTAAGTTATACCCTATAACTATATTACTAGAACCAGTTGTAAGAGATTGTGCAGAATTAGATCCAATAATAACATTGTTACTCCCAGTGGTAATACCACTGCCAGCAGCATATCCAACTGCGACATTATTATTACCGCCATTTATATATGATAATGCTCTATATCCCACGGTTGTATTTCTGATACACGACTGAATCGCTGATTTAGTATTTGGTGATAATCTACCTCCAAAAGTATTTCCGTTGTCATCTGCTAATAATGGTTTATCTAGATTCTGTCCACCTATGTCGATGGAATTCATCAATACTTCAAATATATTTCCGCTAGCATCAACGAAATTTAATGATGAGGACTTGGATTCGTCTGTCTGTGATTTAACAAATATTTGACCATAATTTGCATATCCAGATGGAATCCCAGAAGAGTGATATAAACTAATAACAGCTTCGCGTTCTCCAGAATTACCAATAGTTACCATTGCGTGTGGCAATGATCTACTAAATATACCAATGCAACTACCACTGTTTGATATTCTTAGTGCTGTTTTTTCAGTCTCATTATAATATGTATTGAGATCTAAAAGATTATTATCTGTATTGTATTCTAAAGAAGCGCCATACTTTAAGCAATTTTCTTGAGCTAACAGTTGAATAGCAGCGATTGTGTTGTCGGTATTTTCTGCGGTTGCTCTTATAACAGCATTTCCAGTGCTTCTTATATTAAGAATAGTGTCTGGAAGCATATTTTCTGCATAACCGAAATTACTAATGCCAACATATCCATCGGTAGCATCTTGTAAAAGCGTAAAAGATCTAAGTGCATATGATGAATTATTCAATGACTTTATCATAAATCTAGAAGCATTTTGACCAGCCTGCTCATTGAAGAACATTGGCTCATCAAGAGTGGAATCTGACACATAAGATAATTCAAAACCAGTTAGTTTTTGTTTATTATTATCTAGATCTATTGATATTCCAGAAACTTGAGATAAAAATCTTTGATTAATATTAACTCCAGAGTTTGGAGAAGATAATGATAACGTATAATCTATTAATGTTCCAGAGTTTGCAATAAAATTGACATCACCAATTCCAGCTAGCGGTTTTAAATTATGAGTATGGGAGTTATATAGTTTTCCACTAACAATATGAAATCCAAGACCATCATCATAAGTTAATACTGAAAGTTTATTTCTACTAGCTATTTTATCGGCAATAATATGACATCCAGAATTCAATAGTAAGCTAATATTGGATCTCCAATAAGAATTAGTGTACCACGACTGATCTCCTTCTGCGTCAGAAATATATGTTGACAGATATTTTGGTGATTGATAAATAAATGAATAACTTTTATTTCTACTTGATTTAATAAATAATCCAGCATCATGTAACTCTTCTTCTAATAAATATCCACTAGGTTCTGATGTATCATATATTGGATTATAATAATCGTATATACTATTTGGACCACCGCCGTCTAAAGTATTAATATATCCACTAGAAGCTAAATTAATTGTTTTATTAAGATAATGAGAATGTGAAACAGCTTCAAATTTTTGAAATCTTCCTATGCCACTAACATAAATATTACCAGTGTATATATTCAACCACTGTTTGTCTGATTCGCCCAAGTCAAATAATTTATTTGCAACAGGAGTAAGATGTCCATTAAAACTAGCATCTCCATTAACTGTTAAATCTCCACTAATATTAGCATAAGATCCTATATTAGCATGACCCGTTGATAATAAATTACCACTTACTGTTGTATTGCCACCAACAGATGCTGAACCATCTATTACCGTATCATTGCTAATAAGAAATTTACTAGAGGCATCGTCATATGTAATATGATCGTTATTAGTAAAATAAATAGATCTTGATAAATAAATACTGCGCCATCTGTATGTGTCATGACCAATGTCAAATGTCTTTAAAGAATCTGATGGATGAAAATTACCGCTGATTTGTAATGTTGCGCCTTCGTGTAGTCCAGAAACTGCAATACCAACTCGTAAATTTCCAGAAGACATATCTCCCTGTATTAGCGGAACTAAACCGATGCCGCTTGGATTAGCGCATAAAAATGCATCATCGATAGCATGAGAAGCAATAAATAATTTATTACTAGTATTTCTGTCTACGTAATAGCCAGCACCATGACCTAGAGCTATATTGAAGTTACCAATTTTATTATTATGTAAAGCAAAACTACCAATACCAATATTACCAAAACCATTAGTATTACCAGCTAGAGAATGAAAACCTAGTGCAGAGTTGCTTTCTCCATAAATATTACAGCTTAAGGCATTAGAACCTACTGCGGTATTGTTTATGCCTTGATAATTTGAATTTAATGCATAATACCCAATAGCAGTATTATCTATAGATAAATAGCCATCAAGTCCAAGTTTGTCAAGAGTAAATTCACCAACCTTAGTAGATCTTAAGCTGGGAGTATCAAAATTTTTACCTTTTAAATTTTGTGATCCTGTTAATAAATGAACAGAGTCAATAATATCTAAAAGGTTGTGTCTAATGTCATATGGTGAAATTTGCGATGTTGAATTATCTGATATCTCTCTAACTATATTTTCTACCAGTTGTGGTTTTGATAGAATCATTTGTTAAAACCTTCTTTTTTACTTAAGGCTAATTTCAAGTGATCTTGAATCGAACTTGAGATTATCGCCAGTGTATATATATCTTGGATTTTTTAGAGCGGCATACATTAACATATTTCCAGAACCATAACCATGATTATCTAAAATAGCAACACCAGAAACCCAACCCCAATCAGAAAGAGCGGTATCAAAAATAATTTGATTTTGATTTTTAATAAATCCATTGCCATCATATAATGTATAACCGGGATCTGTAGATCCTCCAGAAACCGCTATTGTTCTTGGTGCATAAAAATTTACATTTGGAAATGTTTTTGGGAAAGTATAAACATTAGCATTAAGATTTGTATCGGCACTTTGCGCTGCATCCTGAGATAAATATAATGGATAAAAATAACCACTATTTCCAGTTTCTTGACTATATACAGAATATACAGTGACAGTATCAACACCAACTGCGTACCATGTTGCGTCACCAACGCCAGACGGTGCGCCTAAATTGCGCCTAGAATAGCCAGTATTTACCATAGTTGCACCTCTAGCAACGCCGGTTGGCAATTCTGGCAATGTAGAACCTGTATGAGAATCTAATGGTACACTGCTAGTTAATGCGATAGATATTGATGATGGCTTAGTAAGAGTTTCGCTTCTAAAAAGATGATTCAATATCTTTGATTCAAGATAGTCCGATATAGATGCCATAATTGTCTCCTAAGAAATAAGTCCAAAACTTACAATCTACTGGTATATACACGAAAAAGCCACCCCCAAGTAAATGAGGGTGGCTAGTCGTAAAAGCTATAATCTCTAACTTTTAATTAGAACGAACCAAGAATTACTCTACGGTTGTCTAGAACACCAAAGCCAAGTTCAGCCCAACCATAGTAGCCAGCGCGTTGCTGACGGTGGAGAGTTGGGTCTTCGAAGACCTGTAACTGCTCCTTGACGGGCATAACGAAACTATCTCTTGTCTGTAGGTCAAGACCCACGACGAGTTCAAGATCGCTACCCTGCACAGCGCCACTAAGCTGATTGGTAAAGAATGACTGATATTCTTGACCTTCGCCAAGTTCATCAAGGTCACGTAGATTAACACCGAAGATACGTGTGATGGGAGCGCCACCGGCTGGAGCGGTATAGATCTCACGACGAGTTACTTCGTCAACTTGATCAAAACCCCAGTTACGAATATCTTCTAAAGCCTCTGGTGATACGTAGATGTCTGTTAGACGGCCACGACCAACTGATGCAGAGTTACCACCGCTATTGCGGCGCATAACTGTCTGCATAAGAGAAACTAGTCTCTTGCTGAATAGACCGGCTGTAGCATCACCGTCATAAACGAGGATGTTACGGTCAACGCCAGCGGCGAGAAGAGTGTGCCAGCCATCATCATTCATCTTCTTTGTAAAACCAGCTTCCATTACCTGCATTGCACGACCAACGATATCCCATCTGGCTTCGCGGGCATAGCGAAGGAGATAGTCAACCGATGAAGCGATTGTGTAGGTTGGAATCATCACGTAGTCGCCTTCCACGCTTCGCTCTGGAATTCTGCCGTGGCCGGGATTGGTGTAAGCGACATGCTCACCTTCAAGGCCGGGAGAAACTAGGTCGAGGGGGAATTCGGTTGTTGAACCGGCTTCTACATTGATTGTTTCGAAAATATCGCCAAGGATATTACCGACTAGAACACCCTTACGAAGAGGAAGCTCTAGAGCTTTGGCAAACTCGCGTTGAGCAGCCGAAGCAACATTGATATCGGCATCTCCTGACTTGCGTAGGAGAGCGATGAATTCATCACTAGGTCTGTTGTTAATGGGCATGTTTAATTCTCCTTTTATTTTTTATATATCTCAGGGTAGGTTGACTTCGACTTTGGCATAACCGTCAGCATCCTTTGAAGTAAGGAAGCGACCAATAAGTAGCGCACCAGAAGCTGCGGCACTTGCTGCGTCCTTACGGATGTAGCCAGCGGTAGCTGTACAAGCGTAAGCAGGATCGCCAGCGGCTGGTGAACCAGTAACCATATTGGTAACAACATAACCCTTACGGAGAACAGTGACTTTGCCACCCTTCTGTACTTCATCCTTGTATTGATTAAGATGAGTACGGGTTAGATCCTTATTAACAACATCATTTAGTAGAATGCCTACGGGGACATTCGATGCTGATACAGTTGTATACTTTACAAGGTTAACACCTTGATCCATTGATGCGCCAGAACCGGCAGTAGTATCATGAACAACAACGCCGCCGCGACTAACGGCACCATCATTGTAGAAGAAACTAATGTCTGTTTGAAGTTCGTATCTATCTGATTTTAGAGCCATAATTTATTTCTCCTTGTTAAATCACTTACGTAGTACGTTTTCTGTTAGCCACTGAGCCACACTTGCTCTTGTAGCGTGAAGTTCGTCGTTTACATCAGAAGCATCAACTAAAGCAGCCTCAGTTGAATGAACACCATCAAAAAGTGTTTCAGAAACTTCTTCAGTCTTTTCTTCTGAAGTTGTTACTGACGCTTTAGGATTAGTACTTTCATTTGTTTCATCCTTTGTGATATTCTCTTTGAATTCCATCTTCTTGCCACCCTTGCCCATCTTCTTATTATACATGGCAACGATAGCTTCGAAAGCGGAATCATCTAGATTATCATAAAATGAAAGAGATTCATCAGCTTCTGATTCTTCAAAACCGGAAGACATAAGTTTTTCCTTACGCATACGATTTTTCTCTTTCTTCTTCATGTCCATCATTTCAGCGTCTTTAGCTGCGAGTGCATCTTGTAGCTCTTTAATAGCGGTTTCGTTAGCCTTTAAAGTCTCTTCAAGAGCCTTAAAAGCTTCAGTTTTTTCTGTTAGGCTAGCCTCAAGAGCAGAAATTGTTGCGGCATAATCTTTTTCTGGTGCTGCTTCAACTTGTGCTGGCATAGCCTCGTTAGTTGTTACAACAGGTGTTGACTCTTCAGCCACAACTGTTTCTACATTAGTATCAGACATTTGAATTTCTCCTGTAGGAATAATATTAACATCGTCTTTTGTATTCATGAAAAAGGCTTTGCTAGCATCTAAAATAATACTTCTTGGGTTAGCCGGTTTTGAAACCAAGCCTTTGCCAGAAAAAGAAATCTCTTTTAAGGCTCTACCAACTTTGTAGCCTTCGTATTCACCGTTTCCACCATAGGCTCTTAAATGTTTTGTTAAGAATGAAGATTGCTCGGTTCTTGAAATTACTTTTGGATTACCTTGTTGATCTATTAGTGCGTAATCAAAACCAGCAAATAAACATTCCATAGAAACGAACCATTTGCCTTGCTCAATTTCATCTATTATCTTGGACATCCTATCACGATTTTCTGGATTGGTCCAACTGTTATAAACAACAGCTTCGGTGATAATATCGAATTCTTGAGGAATTGTAGCTGAATCAGATGCTATTGCATTACCATTGCGATCAACAACATAACTACCAGTAATATGGCCGATTATGTCGTTTTCATTATGCATAAAATTAAATTGTTTGTCTTCTGGAGTTGTCCTAGCGGCCCAAGTTTGTTCTGGTGGAAATACGTCATCATTTTTATTCCAGCCAGTAGAAACTAGTATAGATTTAATATAATAGAGATCAATTTGTTTTGGGTTAGCGCTAGCTTTGATTTTATTGATATATTCAGACGAATGATTATGCGTATCGCACATTACTGCTGGAGCGCAGTATGCAATCGTAGTATCTGCCTTGACCTTTTCGGATACGCCGTCTAATATTTCTTGTTGGAATATTTTCATATATTTCCTTTCAAGACATTATACACAAAATCAAAATTAAGTGCGTTTTTATGACAATTTTTGCTCAATATACAAACCAATAACACTCTTTCTATATGAATCTATAGTCATATCTTCTATAGATATATTATTATCTTTTAATAGCGATAAGAAATCTTTAGGGGTAGATAGATTTTTAGAAAGTATATTAGCAACGCAAGATTCATCTACATTACTAAATAATTCTAAATTAGTAAGTACATCAACTTTTAATTGTTCTAGATTATTAAACTCTGATTTAGTAAGTTGTCTTAGGTTCTTCTTATTGTTTGATTTTAAATATGCATTAGTTAATATATCAGATATTTTATCCCAAGATGTTTCAGACCAAACAACTAATTCTGCTACTCCCGGCTTTGATCTTGGATTATCTATTCTTTTCTTTCTAGGACCATCGTCTTGTTTTAACGGTGGTCTTCCATTTGGGCTTGATGGTGCTGGCTGTTTACTTGTTGGACCGCCGCTACCGCCAAAAGGAGAAGCACCCTTTGGTTGTAATAGAACGTCTGTAGGAACGCTGGATTTTAGGCCAACATCTTTGGGTAATAGTTTGCCAGACTGTAAACCAATTTTTTCCAAAGCTTCTTTTTGTTGTGGGCTATGATATGGCCCGGCTTTCTTTGGATTAGCTTCATCTTGTCTATCTGAAACTTCTCTCTTAAGTCTAATCTTCTCAATCTCTGGAATTTCTTTAAATCTTTCAAGCAGAGTCTCTTGGCTAATAATATCTCTATCAGCTAACTGTATAAGTAAGTTCTTCTCTGCGGCTTCGTCGGAAAGTGTCATTTGATCAAACTGTATGTGTGCGCTATATCTAAAACCCATAGCTTTTCTTACAATTTCAATTTCTTTTTCCCAGAATTTTACTAATAGATCTCTTCCATATTGTAATCTTTCAACAAGGGTTTTAAGTGATATGAAGTTATTTGTGAATCCGCCGCCATTAGTTGACATGCCAGTAAGAGTTGGTGGAACTCCCATTCCAGCATAAATACTATTTAATACGGCTGTGTATTTTTCAGAACCTAAGAATTTATATACTTCGCTACTAGATTCTTTGAATGTTAGTTCTGGACCCCATACTAATTCCATAGTACCACCGCCAACATTACTTGATAAAATATCTCGTAGTTTGTTAATAGCAGCTTTGTTTGGAAGAATTTTGTGTTCTAAGCTACCAAGTGTCCAAAGACGAATGTTAGAAATAGCTCCATCAAGTGCAGACAAGTCTGCTAATCTCATTTTCTCTAACATAATAATATCATCTAATATAGCATAAATCATAGGATTAGCCCATTGTAGCCAATCATCTTTCTTGTAATGAAATACGCTTAGTCTAGCTTGATCTAATGGGATTTCTTTTTCACCACGCTTTAGACTTTGTTTAATTGCTGTTGGTAGAGTATCTAAAACAGTGCTTGGAATATCTCCATTTGGAAACTTATCAAAAAATGTATTTGTACTTAAGGTATAGTTTTGTGCGCCCATGAATAGAGATAAATTTCCATCTTTCATTTTTACAGTTAATGGATTAAAAAAATTATATCTCCAAGGTATCTGATTTTCTGGAACATTAGGTGTTTCTACTCTAATATCTTTAGATAAAGACTTCATATATGTTGTTAATTCTGGAGTCATATTTGCATAACTTCGATATACAATAACATTTCCAGCTTTATAAAGATTATTTAGAAATCTTTCTGATCTTTCTTTGCCGTTAACGCTTTTAAACCATTGCTTATAGAATCTTTCAACGCTTTTATTTTGATGAACAATCTCTATTCCTTGACTTCCAAAATCACCCATAAGATCAATGATATTACGAATTATGCCAACTTTATCATAAGCGTCCATGCACATTTTAATTGCACGGCGCTGCTGCTGGGGAACGGCTTCATCTGGTCTAAAGGCATAATAATCGCTAGGATTAAAACCGGGGCGAACAGATCTATTTGGCTCAATGTCTACGAAATTTCTATAGTGAGTACCTTGAGCTTTGGGTAAACCTGTATATGATTCAATATTATCAGAAAACTGCGCAAAAGCTTCTGCTTTGCTGGGTAAATCATTGTCATTCCAAGTTATCATTTCTTCGTTGCTCATGGTTTTCCTATAGTTGGATTGTTAATTGGATTGCTTGATTATTAATACACATCTTTCATTTGTTCTGCAAACCAGCTTGGTCCGTTGTATAACTTTTCATTATTTTGCGACTTTTGTTCAACATCGCTTCTTCCGCTAGCAAAACCTCCATAGAAATTGTACGCTTCTTGCGTTGGCGTTCTCTGTAAAACTCTAGCGGCCATATTAGCCATCAATAATGCAGAATATCGGTCTTTTCGCATCTTGCTTTTTCTACCAGTGCCAACTATAACTTCTGGAGTATCCCATCTATCTCTGCCATTAGTTGTTTGTGTCATTTGTATCATGCTTAATTCATCTTTTAGTTCTTCAATATCCATAACGCATTCTTCAAGTGTATCAAACATTCTATTTTTAATAGCATCTTCTGAATTTGATAAACCAAGACTAATAGAGTCAAAGAAAGGGAACAATAAAACTTTATCTTCAAAGTCTTTTCTCATTCCATGATTTGATTCAGATAACCATTCATATTTAGCAAATTGACATGGCTCTATAATGTGCAATCCTCTTTCGCCATCAGTATCTTTGGGTTTCTCGTCATCTATTACAGGCCATATTGGCAATTCACCCTCTTTAATCTTGTCTTGGTCGTGTAGAGATTCTATAATTGCAATACCACCACCTTGGGCATCTATTGAAATATGTATGCACGGGAATAGTAACATAAGATCTCTAATTTTTCTAGCGCAGTATGAATAGAAATCTGTTTCACTAGAATATCCCTTTTTAACTTTTTCTTTATGTTCTGATCTTGTGGTAGTCCAGCAGTGAACTATTCTTCTGTGGTCTGGATTTACTTCTAAAACAACAATACTAAAATTATCAACTTCAGATGCTGGGTCAACTCCAAATATATATCGTTTATTAGGATCGCCAATTAGCGTTGCCTCAAATGTTATTGGCTTACCTTGAGAATCTTTTATTTCGTTATTTTGAGATATAACACAAGATTCTATAAGAGATCTTTTGAAAAATCCTTGGCTATCTCTTGTGAAACAAGCCCCATATTCCATTTGATATATACCTGTATGAACAGTAGCTTTTGATCTTGCTACTTGATCAGCGTCCATGAAGCCTTTTGGTAATAATTCATACGGCATACGAATAATAGAATACTGAGTCCAATCAAAATCTTCTGGGTAATCTTCTCCACCAAATACTTCTCTTAACTTTGCTGGATTACCTCTGCTTTTAATAATAGCTTTCCATTTCTTCCAGTATGTAGCAAAATGATTAAAATCATAATAAGCAGTACCAGATATAATAATTTGGTTATCTTTCTTTTCTCCACTCCTATCGGGAGAAACATCTTCTATTTCAATGCCTAACTCTGCTGCTTTTTTTCTAGCAGCCATGCGTTTAACATTTTGTACTGGATCTGCACTAACTGCGGCGAAACCAGCAACAACATTTTCAAAAATATCTCTAGGAATAGAAGCGAACTCATCAGCGATAATATCATTAGCTCTTTGACCTCTAATTTTTTGACCATCACCAAGTGGTAAACATGTTATTGTGCTATCATTTATTTTCATAACACATCTATCAGTATCTCTTCTTGGGCCACTATCATTATCACACATTTCTCTTAGCATTGGAGAATTGCGCCATATAGTTTCCATATATTCAAATAGTACCTTAGACTGTCTAAATGCTGCTCCAACTACAACAATCTTTCTTTTTGGTATCATAATAGCTCTTAAGATCGAATATAATGAGAGCTTAAAAGACTTACCAAGTCCACGGCTTCCAATCAACATGGGAAACTTACGGTTCCATAGTTCATACAAAATTAATGATTGAGATGGAAGAAGTTGTATATTTAATATATGATGACAGAAGAAAGATAAATATTCTGGCCTACTCATAAGCCAAGCAAATCTATTTTCAAAATCATCATGAGAGGGGTTAGCAAAAACCATAGGGTTAAAGATATCAGAATCTACTGTATCTAAACCAAGCCAAGATTCGTCTATAGTTTTAAGGTTGTTTTTCATATAGCCTTTTTGAGTTGATTCCAATCTTTTATTATATCGTCACAAAAGCCATAGTATACAGCTTCTTCTGAACTCAAGTACCAATTACCATCTTTTAATTTTCTAGTTAAGAAATTTTTAACCTGTTTCTCTGTAGGCTTCTTTCCAAATTTGTCTTTAAAATATTGACCATTTACACATTTAGCAGAATAAATTTCTAACATTTTTATTGCGCATCTTCTATCATATGCAGTGAAATTCTGATTATCAAGATAACTACCATCAAAACCAGAAGATCCATAATGGCACATAAAATGAGAATTGACAGTCATGAGTCTCCAATCCGCAGCTTGGAAAATAATACTACTCATTGAAGAAGCCTGACCATATGCTACAACGGTTACATATGATCTGCACATTGTTATTGCATCAAACATAGCCATGCCATCGTCCCACTCACCGCCTATACTCTGCATATGTATAACTATTGGTGAATCACTTTTACTATCTAATGCTCTCAAATTCTTAATAAAAGTATTAGACATTCTGTATTCTACACCCGGATTTTCGTTATCCTCTGTATGATAATGATTATGGAGAAATATCTCTCTAGTAGCAAGATTAGCTCCGTAGTCATGAAAATCTTTTAGTATTTCTGGCTCGGACATCATTTTTTTCTCCCAGTGGTATACATTTCATGAACTCTTTTTAAGATACTACTTACTGCTAAAAATCCATTATATTTGTTACCGCAGAATAAAATTTGTACATTATTATATAGTGCAAATTCAAATAAACACTTTAGTATATATTTACCAGTTATTTTTACAGAAGATTTGTTCTTGATTGGTATTCTTGTTTCATCTGGAAACTTAGCCACATCTTCAATATTAAATTCTAGTATAAGAAATTTATGTGGAAAAGTTTTCATTCTTTCTATTTCATCTAAAAATGCATACTTCTTTTGACCAAGATTAACTGCTAACTCTTCAACACATCCTTTACGTTCTATACAGATTTTATCTTCTAGACCCTCTATAGAATAATCTCCAGTATCTAATTTACGTTCTATCATACCGGCGCATGTATTAAATGCGCTAAAGAAGTATCCTTCTTGTTCTCTGGTATCTTTGATAACAATAAATTTTTCCATATTATTTCACTAATAAACTAAAAAGACCAACATAGTGGTTTTCTTTTCCTCTGATAGAATCGTGGCATTTTTTGCATAGTGTTATACCATTAGATAAATCATATCTTAAAGAGCTAGCTGTAGACCATTTTCTAATATGATGAACCTGTAATCTAGACTTAGATCCACATCCCGGCATTTTGCATTTTTTACCATCTCTTTTTAATATATCTTTTCTCCACTGAGTATATGCATCATCATTATAGTTTCTTTTCATAGAGATATTACCTTGTCTACGCGAACTAATCTTTTGATTTGTTTACATAGTATTCTAGTCTCTATAGAAGGATCTTGGTCCATAATAAGTTTGATTAATCTATATATTACCATATAACAGGCATCGTCTGGATCGTCAGCTTCTATAAAAATTAATGGATATTGTACTACATATTCTCTCAGGAAAAATTTTTTAATTTGTGGATAAATGTCTGTTAGATCCAGATAAACTTTAAAGTTTCTCATTGCTTAATAACATAAGTTTTATTAGATCTTCTAGTGTGTGTTTTGGCTTCCATCCTAGCTTTTGCTGTGCCTTATTTGAATTTCCGCACAAGTATGGGACTTCAGATGGTCTATAAAATTCTGGATCTACAACAACCAGATTGCGCCACTCTGTTAAGCCTACCATATTAAATGATATATCTAAAAACTCTGCTATAGTGTGTGTTCTACCAGTACATATTACATAGTCATCTGGAGTTTCCTGTTGTAACATTAGCCACATAGCTTCAACGTAATCTCCAGCATAACCCCAATCTCTAAAAGCTTCTAAATTACCTAATCTTAGTTTTTTATAAGACATACCTTGAACCGGGCCATAAATATAATCTCCAGATAAAACCAATTGATGGAATTCAATTTTATACTTATTCATCCAAGCGGTAAAGTCTTGAATCCAGTTAATTATTTTCTTAGTTACAAAGTTATCTCCACGCCTTGGACCCTCATGGTTAAACAAAATTCCAGAACTAGCATGAAGATTGTAAGCGTCTCTGTACATACGAACCGCATAATGCGCAGCGCATTTTGCGATAGCGTATGGAGAATTAGGCATGAATTTCGTATTTTCATCTTGATACTTAAGGCCATTTTTTTTATCTTCGACATAAGAGCTTCCAAACATCTCGCTTGAAGAAGCTTGGTAAAATCTTACATCAAACATAGATAAATCAATAATGCTTTGTAGTATATTGATACAGCCCTTGCCGGTAATATCCCAAGTCAAAGCTGGTTGTTTAAAAGAGGTTGCTACATGCGATTGTGCTGCTAGATTATAGATTTCATCTACATCTTCGTTAGATATTAAAGTATTTATTACACTACTAACATCGGTAATATCGCCTTCGACCAGCTTGAATCTACTATTACCAATACATTTAGATAATCTTTTTGTATTGTCTGTGCTAGAACGTCTGGATACGCCAATAACTTCATAATTCTTTGATAAAAGTAAATCCGCCAAGTGGCTTCCATCCTGACCAGTTGCTCCAAAAACAATCGCCTTCATCATATCCTCCTAAATAATGCAAGTTGTATATTTAATTCTGTCCAGAGTTCTTTTTGGTATGGTTCTACAATATTTGGTCCTAGTTGCTGCAATGCTAATTTATCAGAAAATTCTACTCCAAGATCGTGTGCTGAAATAATAGAATTCACTGGTATTAATGGAGCATATGTAAGAAATTCTTTTGTTTTAAATCCGCCGTCACAATAGACCCAAGTTGGCTCATTATTTATTACTGATAAAATCTTTTCTTTGGTTGAGTCTAAAAATTCATCTGTTTGTAAAACTTCAACTCCTAATTTAGATAGTATATCTTTATCATATAATAACTGATGATCTATAGTTAATACTGGTATATTTCTTTTTATGCCCCATAAACCAAAAACAGTAGTTAGTGCGCCATTACCAGTTCCAATTTCAATAATACTTCTAATTTGTGGATTAGCAACCATAACTTTATCAACTACTGCGTATAGCCAATAATTATGCTGCATCAACTTGCCTATAAAAGTTGTGTGCCAAGGAATTCCGTGTTCGCTTTTTTCTTCGTAAGGATAAACCATATTTAGTCTTGTGTTGTGTCGGGGGTTAAGAACGGTTGATCAATTATACCATCATCATACTTATGGAATGCGCTTAACCGTTCCTTTTCTTTTAGCATCGCTAGTCTCATTTTTTCCATTTCGATTCCATACTCTTTCATGGTTTCTGGATCTTGAATTAAATGAGCAACCCAAGAAGTGAAACTTTGTTTACTATCTTCAAGGCGTTTAATTCTCTGTTCTCTAGTACCTTTCATTTCTCGTAACATACTAGCTTTCTTAGCTTGTAGTTCACGATAGTCTCTGTTTAAACTTTCTTGACTAGCTCTTACAGAAGCGGATTGTCTTTCTATATTAATGATATAGTCTTGGTCTTGCTGATCTTTTTCTAGTGAACGCTCTGTTTTAAGCAATTGATCGTATGTTGTTAGTAACGCAATGTTGTCTTTATTGCTCTTTAAGCATCTATTCATTAATATTTCTAATTTAATAACATCTATAACTTGCAACTCTTCTGTTGGTAGGACATCATCTTTAAACTGCGCTATAATTCTACTCCAATGATATTTAAATAACTCTAGTTCATCTTCAGTAAACTGTGTTTTTAGTTCTATCCAGTAAGGACGGTCTTCTAGTGAAAAAGCCACTTCTTCTTCTACTGAAAGCCCGTGCTTTAATTTCCTTTTAACGAACTGCTCCAGTGAGTCTACATCACGATCAAGCTCTTTAGCCATATCTTCTATAGTCATATGGTCTATACTTTTAGAAATAAACCGCTCCTCTTCTTTACTAATACGCCCCTTACGCATCATTATTTTCCTTTAATATATTCTTAATAAGAGAGAATATTTCGGTTTTACGTTTTTTTGGAACATAAACATCATTAATAATCTTAAGATAATCAGAACGATATTTAGATGGTAGATGTTTGTCTATAATAGTTTTTATTGAGTTAAGATCTATATTCTTATCATTATCTATATGGGATGATTGTATGTTATCTTCATAAGACAACTGTGTAGGATTTAATATTTTCTTTTTCTCTTCGTCGTTCTTTGTGTAATAGTTGTCACGAACGAAATTTTTGAGACGATTAGATAAGTTTACAGATAGGAAATTCTCAAGTGGCCGAAGTTCGTCGTATCTATCTAATGCGTCCATGCATATAATAAAAGCCTCTTGTTTTATATCATCAACGTCGTAACCGTTAAATGTATACTTGGGGGCGATTCTATTAACGACAATGTTTATTTTTTGTAATACCTCTTTTTCTGTCATATTTTTTGGAATCTTCATGAATCAGTTAGTATACTCCATATTAGAGTTCTCCACTGTGATCCATCATAATATTCTATAGTTTTATTTTTTTCGTTATATATTAGTGTGCCTTCTTTAGATTGTGGGCGATTAGATGGTTTGAGTTGTAGAGAACTGGTTTTTATTTTTTTAACATCAAGTTGAGAACAACTTAGAACTAATTGTTTTGTATACGAAGATAGTAAATCTATAGTCCTATCTGAAATATTATTGAGTGATAAAGATTGAATATCACCATCTAATCTTCCTAAGACTGAATTATTTTCTATTTCGATAACATTTATGGGGCATTCTTTAGAAGAAGCTATTGTGCAATTTGGATCTATTAATAATTCTGTTAATAGAGTGGGGGCATATGAACTTACAATTATGTACTCATCTGAACCTTGTGGCCTAAAAACATCTACGGCTGTATTAACAGGAACAATATTGCAATTGGGCTGTTTGAAAGCCATAGGTTTAAATCTTCTTAAAAGAACTTTATCATCTTGTTCTATTAAGTAACCTATACCAACTTCTATGTTTACAATATCTTTATTTTTGTATTTATTGATTATATAATAGAACTTATGGTCTAAACCAAAAATTGATTTAAAACTATGCTGTTCAGATGTGGGCTTTTCTTTTTGATGTTTAAATGGTTCTAAAAGTTCACAAGCAAGCTCAGTACCACATAAAACAAGATCTAGTACTGGATAGTCTGATGGTTCAGCGAGTTCAATCGCTTGAAGGTTGCTCGTCTTTAGTTTCATCTTCAATTTCCTTTAATAACTGATCCATAGGAACATCTGGCTGGACCAGATCCTTGAGTATAGATTGCTTTACTTCGGCGGTAGCCTTGCAATGCAATTCACAATCTAATTGTTTCTTTTTATTCATATTGTATTATACACCGATGATAGAAATATCGCAAAATGCAAATAGAAACTAGGGGCAATCGGGGTGGATTGGGTAATACATAAATAGATATATATGGATATTGTGAATGAACCACCCCGCGATTTTCTGCTGTTTTACTGGGGAAAAACATATAAAATAAAACCCCCACCGTAACCTATTGGTACGTAAGGACTTAGGAGTATATGGGCAGGCCCGATTTAATGTAAGTCCATATATATCAACCACTTACGACCACTTTCTCATGGTACAGAGTGTCCATTGAGAGGAGAAAAAAATCTTTTTGCTGTAAGTCTATATGGGATAAGTACTTAGGGAAAATCCGAAATATATCTAAAGAATCCCCTTGACTTTGGACGATGATATGTATATAATT